TTTGTTCATCGCTGAAGGGTGTATCACCATCTGCTGACTTATCATTATCAGCCTCATCCTTCATAATAACTGCATCCTGGGACAGGCCAGTCTCATCTTTAAGAATTTTGATATCTGCAGATACAGTAGGTGGGTTACGACCGGCAGTGAACTCGATCTCGAGCTTACGCCCTTCGAGTTTCATGCCCTCTTCATGTACCAGGTAGAGCCGGACAGCTCTCTCAATTTCACGTTGTACTAGTTTGACTTCCATTGGTTTGTTTCCCGTATTTCAATTTAAGATAGTGGGCAAGCATTAAGGCATCAGCACGGCCATCTTTAAGGCCGCCCATAGGGCCGTATAGGTTTGCATTCGGATATATTTTAAGTGCAATATCGGCTATACCCTGTTTCCAACTCATTCCAAGGCTATCAAATACTTTTTTAGCGGGAATGTTTAAAGCTGTTTGCCATGTCTTAGGTGTAATCACAATATAGTTGATAGGTACTAATTGCATTACTGTATGCATCAACTGGACATTGCGTCCAAAACCAAAATTACTTTTAGCTGACATATTAGCCATACTGTGTACGTCTTCAATGGCACCGATCACTGTTACGCGACCAGCAATAGCATCCTGTATCTCTCTAATGAGGGGTCCAGGGCTTTTCAACATTTTAGGTGGTTCAAAAAACTGGATATAGCCGATATCATCCAAGAGGCACAGAGAACCCTGTGCCCCTGGATCAACACCAACGTAACTGGTCATTTAGGGAAACAGAGCTTTCGTCTGCGACCCGGCAGCTGCAAAATCAGCAGCAATGCCTGCATTGACCTCTTTGTAACGATCACGTACGTAACTGGAATCAAAAGTCTCTTTCCATTTCTGCAGGTAATCAGGTGAAGTAGACTTCGCCTTCTTTTCTGCGTATGTCAGGCCGGTATCGGCATCAAAGAACTTATTGATCTCGTTATACACGCGATCTTTTCCAGAAGGATCCGGAATATACTTCCCGGTGGCATCCTGAATCATTTTGTTATCACGGTTCTTGTGAAGGCCAACCAGGACTGGCTGGTTCATAAGTCCCTTGATAACTGTGACTTCGGTGTTCTCTTCTTTCGAGGTGGCAGGGTTCCAAAGTTTGACTGTCTTTACTTCGGCATCTGCATTAATCATCATGTCACCTGTAAGCAGAGCATGCAGATTATCCGCCTGCTCCATCCCGGGCAACTTATGTTTCACACCATTGTCATCGACATAGCTGTTACGCTGTCCTTTCGACTTACCACTGGTCATCCAGAGGGTTTGCCGTACTACAGGGCCGGAACCATCGGCGTTTTTCAAGTGAAGATTGAGGCCATGGGCTCCATTCTTTGACTCACTCAAATAGGCGAGGGTTATGCCCATCTTATACAGACCAGTATCCAGAGGTCCAAAACCAGAGGACGGTAAAACATCTCCAGATTCTTCTGTGTCTGCGTCACTAGCAAATAGATCAAATGTACTCATAAGCGTTCCTTTTTTTTTAAAAAATGGGTCTATCACGGGATCCGCCGGAGGCGGATTACATATCTTTGCAGGTATTCATTTCTGCAAGAATTTCATCAACAGTTGTCTTAGCAGCACGTTGATCCAGATGTTCATCCAGAAATGCTATGGCTGCTGTTAATTTTGCTGCAGGTAATTTTATAGCGGTAGTTGGAGGAATAGCTCCATTCCAGGATATTCCTGTAAATAAACCATCACTATTAATGTAAAAGCTTAAGTCATTATGCTTTACATGTACTGTGAGAGACTCAACCTGTTTATTTTGAGTGTGATCATATTTCCGGGTGGTTACAATTGTCATATCATCACGTGTAGTGTCCAGATCACCATACATTTGTAGCTTAGTAAACGCAGTAATGTATGTATCAATGATAGTTTTATTCCGGAGTAACCAGAATTCTAACAACTCAACTGCATATGCAATTTCATCCTTAGTTGGTGACAGTGAACTGAATAACACACCACTGACAATGGCAAATGTCTTACCACATGGTGTGTACAGCTTGAACTCTTTTGTGATTCGATCCAGATCAGCGTGATAAGGGTCGAGATCTGCAGCTTGTAGAACAGGTGCTGCAGCCTTTCTTAACATTAAGGCCATTTTTATATCCTTACATAGGTGTGGGCTGGATCAGACCCTATTTATAGTATGCGTGAAGGTGATCCAGAACCTTCTGCAAATCGTTATCAATAAATGTGTGATTACGGTCCCATAATCCAATAGGTCCGCGAATACGTTCATTGACTGTTTCTTTAGTAAGTTGAGTTTGGAATACATATTTGAAGCCCTGTACCTCTTCATCTTCAGTAATTACCAAAAGGGGATTCTGATATTTATCCAGTGTCTTTAATGGCACTTTTTTTGAACTGATAACATTACAGAAGTAACTCTCAAGTCCCTGGTTCATCAGGGAACCTTTTACCTTCACCATGGTTTCCATAACCATCTCACTCTCGTTGAGGACATCCATGGTATGGGCAGTCATGATAATGTTCTTACTGGATGCAGCCACATGCTGCTGTAAGAGCTTCTTCCAGAACTGGGCATAGTCACCCCAGGCTTTCATAGTATTGGTAGCCGGCAGCACTAGTTTAGTTTCAAACATATCCATCAAGAAGCTGGCAGAGTCCACAACAATAGTATGAACATCCTTCATGGTTTCAGCCTGGTCAATGGCTGCAGGTACCTGATTAGGATTGGTTACAATACCTTTCTGAAATTTGTCATTAAAGGGAAGTTCTTTACCGGATTCACAGTTCAGGTACATCACGCCTTGAGGGTCCTTCAAGTTCATTAAACTTGTGGATTTACCAGTTGCAGATTTACCTGTTACGAAAATTAAATTACGATTCACAGACATACATTAAGTTCCTTTCTTTGCGTCACGTTCAGCTATCTTTCTAACAGAGCTCTGGATGACAGTTCGAAGAATTTCTTCTTCATCGAGTGGAGAAGAGAGTTTCTGATTTAGAGCCATTACATTGTTAGTAACAGATCCAATATCGTGATTAAGATTTGAAATAAGGTGACAAGCATAATAATAAAGTTGAGTATTTCGATTACCATCTGTATCAATCTTATTAACAAACCAGCGTTCAAGGTGACTGAGAGTAGCTTGCGTCATGTAGGTCTTACGACGTTGTTCAGCCTTCTTAGTCTTAGGAATAAACTGTAAAGCATCTAATAATTCACCATCATTATACCAGTATTTTCCCTTATTTGTCATCCACTTACGTGCTCTGTCGTTGGTTTGAGTGTCACACTCAAATGGTAGCCAGTTGTAAATGTTAGTCATGAATTCACGGTAATCTTTACTAGGTAATACGATCTCATGACTCAAGGGGAAGATGATTCTAAAACGATGTGCATCATCTGTGTGTCGCTTGGTTGTGTGCATAATGTAGCGGTAGTCTTCTAACAGCAATTGAGCTGTATCGATTGAGGGCCCACTATCCACATCAATGACAGCAAGGTTGCAGCCCATGATGATGTTGTCATCTCTCCGGTAACCACCTTGCAGGTGTTGTGCTACCCAGTGATAATCGGCAGCATTAACCAGTGTGTGTAACTTATCGAAAGGCACACGGGTGTTGATGTAGTTCTCAGTTATTTCCTGGCTGTAGGAAACAATCATTGAGTCCAATTTAGTTTCAGTCAGAGACTTACCTGAGAAGAACTCAATACCATCTCCATCCGTTTCACGTTTGATATAAATACCATGCTTATAACCATAAGATATAGCTAAGTCCATCAACTCATTCTTCTCATATTTAGAGCCGCGGTATAACGGCAGCTCTTCTACGAGATCAGCCTGTGTGAGCTGCATATCTGCACCAGCGATGTATTTAGCCAGCTTTGCATAGGCTTTATCCCGCTGCAGTATGTTATGAAAAGCTTCACCAGATTGTTCTGTCAGAGCTACTGCCTGGTTCCAGTGGTCCATGGTCAGATATACAGAGCTATCTACGAAAGCGTACGCCGCAGCGAGCTTCACGCACTTAAAGTGCCGG